TCTTCAATATCTAAATATAAAAAGTAATCACCATATTTGTTCATACCACGAACCCAAGCCCAAAGGTTGAATTCAATGTTTAAAATATCATAAAATAAGTTGTGTAAGATTTTCTTTAAGGTCTCATCCGAAGATTTGATACGAATTACATCACCCATATCATTCTTTAGGGTACACTCATCGGAGTAGATATCCAAAATAGAAGTGATGATTGAATCTTTGTCCATCGCCTCATAGTCAGTATATAGTTCTAACTTATTTGAGTGATAGTTGAATTGTTGGTTGTAGGTTTCCCAATTTCTACGAGATGTATGTAAACGACCAAATCTATCGTAATACGATGTTCCACGGATATTACCTTGGGATTGAAGTCGTTGCGAATCTACAGTCTGTAAACGATTCTTGCCAACTCTTCTTACGATGACTTGGGTAGCGAATAGTTTTTGTAGTTTTCCAAATAATGAATTATCTGCCATAATGTTTTTCTTAACTAAAAGAGTATACTTTTACAATTTATAAATATACAAAAAATAAACCACACTACCAAATTATAGTATCCAAGTCATATCAATATCGTTTCCACGACCATCTTTAATAACCCAAGGGTTGTGTTGACCCATTCTTGCATTGTAAACCCCACCATTTGTTTTTGAAATGTGAGTTAATGCGGTACGGCTTAAATCTATTCCCTGTTGTCTTAATTTTAATGCGGTGTCTCTTACCCAAAGTCCGGTGGAGAACGACATAACCAAGTCATCATTATACCCTTGTTGAGCTTCTGCTCTACTACCATTCCAAATGAATACGAATAGTTCATCAATAAGACGCTTTGAGTGAATAATTGGTGTCTTTTCTCTCATATAGGTGTCAAGTTTAGAAATCACCAAGGGTCGTGTTCTTGAAGACATTGTAAAGCCCGGAACCATGTCCTCTTTTCGCTTTAAATCAAATCCTTTACGAAGATGGACATCATCATCAATATAACCCAAGTCACGATATGAGTAGTATAGGTTTGTATAGTTTCTATCAATAACTTCTTGGATTACAGCCCAACCAATGTTTGCGTTTTCAACCACCAACATTGCATTATTCCACTCCGCAGCAACGGATGTAAGGAATGCTCCGTATTGTTTGGTTTCAATCTTACCTTTGTATTCTGCAACTTGTTCCACAGTCTCAACATCAATAACGTGAAAAGCTGAATAGTCGGTTGAGTCACCTCTAGCGACATCGGCGACGACCACATAGTCACGAGAATAATTTGGATATTCCCACAACCAATAATTTCCATCAAATCCTCGTTTTTCAATTGGGTCTTTAATGTAAGTTTCAGTATACCAAGTTAGGATTGATGAATCAACTACTGTGTAACCTGAACTGATAAAGTCACAATCACATTCTTGTGCTGCTCCCTTTTCACCAAGTAGTTTTGTTTGGTCATCTCTCCAAGCTTGGTTTCGCTCAGGGTGAACAGTCCAATGTAGTTTAATTGGATTCCAACTATCACCAGCCTCACCTTTTAACCAAATTTTATGAAACCAATTACCCACACCATTTGGAGTTGATAAGACAATGGCCTTACCACCGGTAGAAAGGGTTGATTGAGAAGATGTCCAAATATCTTCAATATTGGAAATAAATGCAGCCTCATCCATAATCAACATTGAAAGAGCTTCAGAACGACCTGCGTCACCTGCTGCTGATGTTGCTTTGATTTGAGAACCATTTCTTAATCGTAAAGAAAGTTTATTATCCTCTTCAGTTTGACCTCTTAACCAACTTGGTAAATTTTCGTGCATAAACCTTACTTTAGTCACAAGGTTTTTTGCTACTTCTTGTTTGGTTGCAATTACCAAAATGTTTTTATCTTCGTGGAATAACATCATCCATAAAGAGTATCCGGCAGATAGAGTAGAAATACCTAACTGACGCGATTTGAGGATTACATTAAACCTGTGGTCATCAAACTCCCTCATCAAATCTTCTTGGAAATCATAAAGATTGAAAAGAATTTTACCTCGGTGAGGGTGTTGGATATAACAATATTTCTTAAAGAAATACACTGGGTCTTTAGCACATTTAATATACTCTTCCCTAATAAGTTCCTTTAAACTTTTTGCCATACATTTTTATTTATAGAGCGAGCAATAATGTAACCGTAGCAGCTCCACCAGCAAAGCCCAACATTAGACCTTGCCACATTTTAGATGATTTTTCTCTTTTTAAAACTTTGATTTGGTCCTCTTTTAGAGAAATTATTTTGTTTTTTTCCACAATAACCAAATCTTTTGAAGTAATAACCTTATTTAAGTTTTCAACTTCAACTTTATATAAATCAATAGACTTTGAGTATAAAACAACCTTTTCTTGTGTTAGTCGTAATTCTTCAACACACAAGTCACGTTCTGCCTTTACCTTTAATGCTTTTTCAAGAGTGGCTCTTGGAACTGCAATTAAGTTAGGTTCAGTTGAAAGCGTCTGTGAAAGCGTCGGCAATGTCGTTATCAGACATAGCGTCAAGCTTAGCAACATCTTTTTCATATTGTTTCCTTAACTTATTGATTTTAGCATCTTTTTTGTCAATCTGAACATCAATTCTCTTTAATTCTTTTTCAATATCTTTATTGATTTTTAAAAGAGAGTCCGATTGACTTTCCAACTTTTCAATTTGCGTGTTGTATTCTTGTTCACGCTCTCTCAACATTCTTTCGTAATCTTTTTTATAACGATTACCAGCAAAAAAGAATTGATATGCTAGTAATGCTAATAAAGCAAGAATTAGAATTTGTTGAGTATTGAATCGTTTCATTTACTTTTTAGCAGCAGCTTTTGGCTCAGCTTTAGCAGTAGCAGCTTTTTTCTTTGGGTAGTATCTTTTCTTTTTAGGAGCAGCTTTTTCTACCACATTAGCCACATCAGAAGCTTCTTTTACTACTTTTTTAACAGCCACTTTTGCTTCTGCAACAGCAACCTTTACTTCGGCTACTTCTTTTTTAATTTCAGCAGCAGTTTCTTTGATTTTTTCATCAATTGTTGTTTTACCAAGCAACCAATTCCAAGCTTTCTTTAATGTTTCCATAGTTTTTTCCAAATTTTAATTAAACTAATAATAAGTATGTAATTCAATGTTAATAATTACCACTTTCTACAAGACCAATAACGAGCTTTCCATCTTGGTCCTGGAGTATCACAATTGTGTCTTGCTCTGAATGATGCTCTTGCTTCAGGATTGTCTTTACGAATTCTCATCGTTCCACCTTTAGCATCACCACCTTGACCAAAGTTTACCTTAACAACATTACCTTTGTCGTTTTTAACATACACCTTGAACTTCTTAACATCACCTTGCATAATCTTACCAAGTTTTACTTTTCTACCTTGGTATTCTGCTTCGTTGATGTCACTTTTGTATTCAGCCATAAACTGAACAAATTCTTTTAGGTCTTCATAGTTTTCAACATCATACTCTTCAATTACTTCTTCCTCTTCTTCTTTTAAAAAAGGTTTAGCTGCAAGATTAGAATATACTTTACCCAATTCAGGAGTAAATCCGTATTTTTCTTCCATAAAGGTTTTTACATTATGGTATTCTTCTTTGATGATTTGTTTCAAAGAATTTTTGGTCAATTTTGATTCAGCAAGAGTTTCTTCTTTTTCTTCTTCTTCAAGTTTGTGAACCGGATATTTCTTTCCGTTGAATTCAAATTCAGTCAAACCTTCTTTACGGGCGTTGAACAAAGCACCTGTGAAAGCATTACCCTCATTTACATTATCTTGAGCTAATAACTTAACTTTATCAACCACGGTTTTAACTTTTTTACCATTAGCCAACTTTAAGGTCACACTTCTACCAAATCTATCAATAACAGTAGCAGCACTATTCGCTGGTGGGAAGAATATAATATCACCAATTTCAACCGATGAATTACCCTCGTTTACAACCGATTCGCTTGTGCTTCTATTATCATAAACACCTTTTAACCATTTGATAGTATCTCTATCTTTTGGAAAATCTTTGTATTCGTTGTAGAATTCTTTTACAAAATCTTTAAAGTCTTTTGCTTCTTGGGCGATAATATCAATATTACTCATTGATGATTCGTTTACCGATTCACCCATTACAATTTTACCTGTTGCATCCTCTATTCTAATTCTTGAGTTAGGGAATTCTTTTAGTAATAAAGAGTAGTTTGCAGGAATTGCTTGTCCAGTTTTAACTTCTACTTGTTTAACTACTTTGTTGTTCTTAATAACAACCAAAGTGAAAGGACTATCACCTTTCTTAACACCCCTCATAATGTCTTGATATAGACCTTCTTTCAAATCAGTTTCTGCAAGTGTCAATTCATTTGGTGCGTGTTTCATTACTTCACCATTTGGTAATTCTATATTGTAGTATTTTTCATCATCACCACCATCTTCTTTGTCTAATGATTTAACAACACCAACCCCACCATGCGACATTTTTACTTTATCACCAACTTGAAAGTGTGATTCGTTTACTGATTCCTTTTTTGATAAACGATTTTTTGCAAGGAGTGATATGAACTTAATGTCAGCATCAATCAATTGTTGTAATTCTTGTTTTGATAATTTATCCAACATCTGAGCCACTCTAACATACATTGGGTCTGATGGATTGATTTTATCAATATCTTTGTAAGCGTATTTTAAAATGCCAAGGTGAGTTCTATCAAACTTTTCATCCATTTTTTCTTCTTCCGGACTTTTACCAAAAGTTTTGTGAACTAACTTATCAAGTTGAGTATGAAATTCAGTTTCTTGAGCATCAGTAGCTTCACTTGCACATTTTTTCCAACCACCACCAGCATCACCATATTGTTTTGAAGCCCAACCATTAGCATATGCTGATGGATATACATCAAACTTTTTCTTCGCCTGTGATTTATAATATGACCACTTTGATGGGTCAGTTGGGCAATTCTTTTCTTCTAGCCGTTCAACTGCTTCACCTAAACGAATGTAATACTCTTTATTTTTCATATAATACCTCACAAAATAAATAGGTATGGTTAATTGTTTCCGTTTTCTAACTTGGCGATGAAATCCGTTTTAAATTTTTCAAATTCAGCATCAATTTTAGCTTCAAGTTCTTCAGGTGATATTCCACCTTCCCACTCTTCAACACGACCATCTTCAAGGATGTATTGAGCTTTTAGTGCTGACTTTAAGATTTCTTTTTCTATTTCGGCTTGTTTTAACCAAGCTTTAGCATTTTCTAAAATCTTATTTCTTTCGTATTCTTCAAATTTACCTTCAATTTTTAATTGATGTTCCATATCAATTACACAATCCAAACACATTCCGTGATACGCCATCATCTTTTTATCAACTTGAGATGGATTAACGCAATCACAAACTTCTTTAGGACAATTTGAAAATTGTGAAACTTGTTTACGAACCTCTGAAAGTTTACCAAGTTTAACCTTGTATCCTTTTTTTTGTTCCCATTGATTACCAAACTCATCGGTCCATTGTTCTCCAACTTCTCTTCTTACATAATCTTTGGTTTCAAATCCAATTGTAGTTTTTGTTTGAGTTCTATGTGTTCCAGCAATCATTTCTTTGATTGCCTTTATGTTTTGTAATTTTTTAGACATAACTTTTATTTTAATTTATCATTCTCCGTAGAACAATCCTAAAATTTGATTCAGAGGTGCAAATGTGCCTGTAAGTTTATAAGTATTACCCTTATACACAAATACAATACCCTCATTGGGAACGATTTTCTCTTTACCACCAATTGCAGCAAGTCGTTCTAATTCTAATTTTAGTTTTGCAATTTTTTTAGGGTCACCCCCCTTTTGAACATCCTTGACTGTTTGGTCAAGTCGGTCTTTCATACTTCTAACAGCCATATCAGGATTTGCAGTTATAACCGAACTCATAAATGAAAGAACTTCAGAACCCACACCCAAGAAAATATCTTCAAATGGTCTGATGTTGTCTTTTTGGATTTTAGCGTGGTCATTTTTGTCTATACCTTGAGCCCAAGACAATACCTTTGGGTCTTCTATATTTTTACTATCTAAACGAAATCCTTTATCATAAAACGCCCATCTTTTAACAAGACCCATTTTAGTTTTATTATCAAGTGTTGATGGTGATTTTGTATCTACAAAGTTTTCCCACCATTTTTGGTGATATTCTGCAACACCATCAGTATCTTTCAAATTAAATTGTTTTTGAAGTTTACTTAACTGACCATCAAATTTTGATTTCAAAGATGTAAGTTTTTGTGACTTTGGTAATTGAGCCACCGGTGGTCCTTGAATAGTATATTGTGATTGAATAGTTTGATTAATTTGTTTAATCATCCCAGCAAGAATTTTTGCGTCACTTTGGTCAGAACCAATAGCCACACCGGCTTCATTGTATTCAGTTGTATTGTGGAATATTAATAGGGCTTGACCATAGGGAATTACATTTACCGATGTTGGCCAGATTACTTCAAGGTTCATAAATTTTGCACCTTGTTTGAAGATTTTGTCTCTTTGTGCTTTTGATAAACCTTTGATGGCTGATGTGAGGTCTTTCATTGCAAAGTTGTATGCATCAGTTAATCCACCTCTACCACCAAACTTGGAAGCGACTCCACTAATGTCCAATGCTTTTTCACCACGATTAGCAAGGTGTCCTTTATTTCGTGCTGCGATTAGACCTTTGTCATCCCTCCACGAAATCGCAAGGGCTTGACCATCGGTTTTTTCTCTTGCAAGTTCTAACTCACCATTTAAAGCTCCACCAATAATTTGTTTTAAATCACCAAAGGTTAAATTCATTTCAGTATCAAATGGGTGAGCCATATGACCATACGCACCACCTTCAACCAATAAACCTTCGTTTAATGTATTTTCATTTGTATTAATAATATAATCTAATGTATCATCTTTTCCTTTTAATTCTAACCAATATTTTGATTTTATAAATTGAGGATATAAACTTGTCATATTTGAGTTTGCTTCAACTTCCCACGGTAATTTTACATATGATGCAACATCAGTTTTCATTAACCTACCATATTCTTTTGCAGTAATATACTCTTTACCCTTCCATAGAATAGCAGTATAATCTTTATTTGGTAGAAGTTCATTTTTAGAAACCTGCTTAACGTGAGTTAGCTCATGTATCATAGATTGTATAATCCGTTTATACGATTGGTTTGGATTAAAATGTAAATAAAATTTATTACCATCTACTGAATTAGAATTTAGTGATATATCACCAATCATTCCGGCTTTTTCTTTTTTCTTTACGATAATTTTTGCCTTAAAGTTGAACTTATCCATCATAAAAGCAACTACGGATTTAACCATTAGGGTTTCGTATGGTTTTAATTTTAAGGATGTTCCAAAAAGGTCTTCGTTTAATCCAATTTCTTTTTTATCAAGAAAATTTATAAACTCAATACCAACAGCGGTGGCTGTTTTTTCAATATCAGATTTCCAATCAGAGTAATCCCTATTTGCGGGTCTATTACTTTTTGGATAGTAAGAAACTTGCGTTGGTCGGTCTTGAACAAATTGTGTTTCCAAGTCAGTTCCTAATATCCAATCAACTACTTCAAATCCCAATCTTTTTGCAATCTCGTTATTTGCTTTTTCATATTGTTCTTTACTAGCCCAAGAAAACGCGGGTCCATTGTCTACCATATCAAGTGAGATAGGACCCATAGTGGAACCTTCAGTTTTAAGGTTTTGAACATCTACTTGTTTTCTACCTTGTTTTGCACTTGTAAAGTCATCACTAACAGGTGGAATTTCCAAGTCCGTATTATTACGAATATTTCGTTTGGATGAGTATTGATAGTAATCAGATGAACCTTTTGAACCAGGAGCGATAATTACATCAGCCACCGGAAAATGCATTTGAGTCCAACCACCATTTACAAACCACATATCATCTTTTTGACCTGGATTTTTTACTCCAAGTTTACGAGTTTTTCCTGGCAATACAAACATAGTGTCTGGCTCACCAGCCTCTGCCCCATATTCACTACCTTCTAAAAGTGATTTAATATCAAATGATTTAAAGAACGATTCCATTACGGACTCAACTTTCATTAATCTTGTTGAAATTAAATTGTAAATCTTTGGGTCAAATTTTGGATATGCTTTTTTAAATCCAGCTTTTCTTTGAGAATCATCTGACGCAGATAACCAATTACGAACATCAGTTCCGCTTATTGAATTTTTTTGCATTGGAGATACATAAACATATCCTTGGTCAATGTATCCACTTTCTGGCTTACCATCGTATTTCTTAAAGTATTTACCACCCAAACGAGCCTCATCCTTTTCACCAACTACCGTGATAAATGCGGTGGTTTTAGAATCAAATTTATTTAAAACCTCACTTGGTTGGTATGGGT